AAGTAATATCATAGACTTTATGTTTCTGATGTTCTGGAACAACCTTCTTTAGTTCTATAGTTAATAGACCATCCTCATGTTTGATGTCTCCAATCTCTACATCATCTGAAAGATTGAATCCTCTTGTAAAGGTTCTTGCTGCTACACCCTTGTGTGCATATTCCTCTGCATCAGGTTTTGATTCCTGTGCTTTTGATTTAACGCACAAGACATTTTGTTGGGTTGATACTTCTATATCTTCCTTCTTCCATCCTGCTAATGCTAGTTCAATTCTCCATTTTTCATCTGATTCCCTTACGATATTATATGGTGGATATTGTCCTTGTACTGATCCTGTACCATATGCATGGAATCTATCGAATAGATCGTCGAATCCTACGCTGTATCTAGTTGCAGCGTCAAAAATTTTGTCGATGTCCTTTGTAGTCCATCTTGTTAGATAGTTCATAGTTCTCCTTAAATAAGCGAGTATAGTTTGTGTCCCCGAAGGCGACAATACTATTTAACCATATCGTTAGGACTAGGTAAATGGTACATTCCGAACATTTTAGTAAGGTTTTTCTCACCTATATAGTGAAGGATTCTCTATGAAGAAAATGAAGAAATTCTTACCTATCGTTATGCTTTTGACTTTGGGCACTGCAGCAAATGCAGGTGGTTTGAGCACAAGACATCAATCCAGTTTGCAACTGACTGTTGAACCTCAAATCGTAACTCAGACAAGAGTTGGAAACAGTTATTCTATTTCTGGAAACAACGTGATCACAACACATACACCTGCTGCCAGTGGTAGTAGTGCTGTAGATGGTGGTATTGGTATTAACACTTATAGTGCTACTACAGGTGTTGGAACAGTTGGAACAATTACTGGTGTTCAAAATGGATGCACAGGATCAACTTCTGGTAGTGACCTAGCATGTACAGGATCATTCTCCTTTGCCCAATCATGGCAACAGGGTGATAGTTCTTCTGCAAGTGCTTCTACTTGGGGTGATATCACCACACAAAGCGGTGGAACAGCAGGAACAGGTGCACCAGGAACAATCACAAATGGTCATACTATCACGATAAATCAGGGCACAAGTGGAGCAGGAACTCTCGGTGCAGGTAACTCGTTGACAGGTCAGTTCGTTAGCGAAATTACTATTTTTGACTAATAATCATGAGGAATACGTGTAAGTTATTCCTACTGATAGCTATGGGTGGTGCCATAAACCCAGTCATAGCAGTGCCTGTGGTGCCAAATTTCCAACAAGGCTCGATGACCACCCACACGGAAACGACTTCCACGGTGACAGAGACCATAAATTCGATGGATTATAACACAGGCTATCAATGGTCGGTCAGTGGCCATGGTATAACTACAGATGATGATTTATCACCTATTAATGCAACCCAAGTTAATACTATTGAAGGAGTGAATTCGACATGGACGGGAATAAGCGACAAACCCAGCTTCACGATACAGACACCAGGTGCAGCGTTTCAATATACGGAAACGTATCAAGGCCCAGGTCTCTCAAATCACACAGTAATACAAAGAGAAACCACCGTAACTTCGGTCACAGATACAACAAGTATCTTCAGTCAGTAGCGATATCCCTTGCTATGACTGGGTTTATGCCATCAGCCATGGCAGAGACTGTTGGTGGTGTAAGTGCAACAGCATCTCCGATTGCCAATTCTTCAGGCTCAGTAACCAATCAAGCTATACAAGTCTTACAAGGACCATATATAACTAACACTTATGGTAATGGTATACAGTGCCAAGGTGCTACCATGAATATTACCCCCTATGTGACAGGAACCGCATCAGCACAAAAACCATATGAACCATACTATTTGGATCCTGTTTATGATATGTCAGATTTAGATGAAGATGGTGTATTAGACAATCCAGGTAATATTTTATATCATGTTCCTACAAGAACAGCACAGAAAGATAATTATAGTCTATCAGTAGGTGTATCTGCAACATGGTCTAGACCATTAGATAAGAAACTACAAGCACAATGTAAAGAGGCAGCAGCAGCAAATATCGCATTAATGAATCAAACAGTTGCGAATAAAAGATTAGACTTTGAGATCGCAAGATTGAAAAATTGCGGCTCTCTAATAAAAGAGGGTATATCATTCCATCCAAAATCACCATACTATAGTATATGTGCTGATGTTGTTGTACAGAATGTAAATAACATAGCTCCACATGCACATAACATACCTTTAAAGAAAGTAATTATTCCTTCTGGTGACGCATCTACTCTAAAAGAAATATCTATTGGTAATAAGTAATGGAGATACCGAGAATACATGTTCATGATGATGGTGTTCAAACCATAGGAGCAGATCAGGTATTCAATATAGGAACTAATCAAGTATTCATAAGAGATATTCCTAGATGGTTAGTTGATCATCCAAAGACTTCAATACCTCAGGCACCACCTGCTACAGTCATTATAGGTAATCCTATTATTGACATGCCTGGTTGCGTTGAGACACATGAGTTTAGTGATAGGAATAATGACATAATTAAAGAAGATGAAGATAACACCTTGGTATTTTGTGATGCACAAATGCCATCATATAATCCAATGGATTATACACCTGACCAATTACAGATGGTCATAGAAGCACCACCACCTCCTGTTGTAGAACCACCACCTGCACCAGAGGTAGATACACCTGAGGTTCCACCGATACCTAAAGAGGATGAATGTCCTGCACCTAATCAACCTAGAGTTGGTGATTTAACTCAGAATGGAAAGGAGAGAGTTATAGGTCATGAAATTCAAAATGGGCAATGTGTGGTATTGTATGAGGATACTACAGCAGTCGAGAGATTTTTACCTTCTACAAATCAAGCCACAACTACAGCAGCGATAGCAGTGGTAGCTACAGCATCTGCTGCTGCAACACCATTATTGTTGAGAGTTATAAAACCTGCAATAAAAAAACTCACTACGACTATACAGAAGAAGTTCGGTAAAGAACCACCTAAGTTAAGTCGTAATGAGTTGCAATGTAATGAGTATCGTAAGAAAAAAGGTTTGCCTCCTTTCAAACGTCCAAAGAAAAAAGGTAAGAAAAATTAGTGTGGTTTATGATCTTTCATACCATCATGGTTGCCATCACCAGGCATCTTACCATATGCCATATATTCTACCGCTTGCACAGAACCTTCTAATCTTGCTAATGCTCTCTCGTTTTTTACATACTCATCGTATGCAGGTTTCAACTCAGCATTCCTTGAGGATAGTTGCATAGTTCTTTTAGAGAACCTTTGTAGCAACTGCTCCGCAGTCTCTGTTTTTTTCATAATTTTAATCTAACAATTTTTATTTAGGTCTTCTGCCATATTGCCACCTATATCAGCTCCCTGATTACCACCGAACATTGCCACCCAGCCAGCAGCAACCCAACCAACAAAGGGAATAGAGGCAAGACTAGGAGCAGCAGCAGCACCAATGCTAGTCCCGACCAACCTACCAGTTCCTTCAGCAGTTCCGATTGCTTTGATACATGCTTCGCTTTTTCGGGCAGCAACTATCTCTTCTGTCTGTGATGCTGTCAAACCAGGTGGTTGATCAATCCAAGATCTATTGTTAGATACAGGACCGCCTTGGTTAGTCTGACCATCCATAACATACTCTTCAACAACCTTGGTTGTATTGTTTGCTAGTCCTAAGAAACCTGCTTTCTCTTTGATATCTTTAGTGATATACATTGTCTTAGGATCGTTTGCTTTATAAGAAATCTTATATCCATCTGTACTCACCTCTGCATGATAGGTAGAGTAGTCTGTTGTTGGAATATTAATTGTAGGTAATTGAGGTTCGGTTTTTCTTGAAGCAATATATCCGATCATACCAATATGTGATACAGCGAATAGACTGCCTACTACACCAAACGATATCCATTTAATGTTCATGGCATTGAAGGCAAGGGAACTGGTGCACCAGTGACATCTGGAAGAGCACTCTCAATGCCACCACCTACGGAAGGCATGATTGCTTCCATTGCTTTTTCTTTAACACTATCAATGATGGCATCCTTTCTGATGAACACATATCCACCAAGACCAACTATACCAAGTGCTACTGCACCTGAGAAGATAGCGATTCCGTTAATAATTTTTTGCATGATGTTTACTTATCGTTTGGGACAATTTTTACAGGAGCAGATTCAATCCTGATGGTTTGAGCAGGTGCAGTTTCAGATGCCTTAGCAATAAGAAACTCCATATCCTTTTTAGATATGTTAGCACTGCCAGGTTCAGCATCACCTTTCTTCTTCTTGCCTCCCGTTTGAACGCCAAAAGTAGCTAAAGTGCCTGTGAAGACCGAAGCTATGAAAGTTGGATCAATCTTTTCTCCTGCATCATAACCTGGTATTTTAACGTAGTTCAAAGTTAAAATTCCTGCGGACCAGATGAGAACGATCACTCTTATGAGTGTCGCTAAGTACATCAGTTGCTCTTCTTTATCATCAACACTCTCTTTAATTTTTGTCAAGAGATTTTTTGGTTTTTCTTTTACTGCTTCTGCCATGATATTTTGTTATCTATCTACTATATATAGATTTCCTGATATTGACACTCTGTAGTCATCTGAAGTATAGAATGGATTGACTCCGTGATACATTCTGGATGGAAATAGTGCCATCTTCCATTCCCATGATTTATCTAATGGGATATGTTGAGCATCCAGTCCTCCTAAAGGACTATTCCATTGAAACTGAAAAGATGCTGTCTCCTGATTATTACATTCTTTATATCTCTC